ACTGGAAGCAGAAATCACCCAGCGGATCGAGAACGTGATCCTGCTGAACCAAGGAAGGGTTCTCGATGTCATCCCGCAAGCACCCACCGGTTCCACCGCCTTCCCCGCTCCCGAATGTGAACTCCCTCTCGGGCTATCAGATCGACGAACTCAAGAGCTTGCAGAGCGAGCTTTCGGAACGCCGGATGGAGTCCTTGAGGCTGTACTGTCCAACGCCCAAGCAATGGGACTACCACCAAGACAGAGCGAGCGAGACCCTGGTGATCGGGGGGAATCGGTCGGGTAAGTCCCTCTGCACGTTCGTGGAGGACGCATGGGCTGCCACAGGTACCCATCCCGTCGAAGGCAAATACCCCAAAGAGGGCGGGAACCTCATCATCGTCGGTGCCAACTGGAAGCACATCGGACTGGTGGTCGTGCCCTACCTGTTCAAGGCCGGGGCCTTCAAGATCATCAAGGACAAGACCACCGGGAAGTGGCGGGCGTTCAACCCAGCCCTGCTCGGGGACCTGGAGCGGGAGAAGCAGGCTAAACCAGCCCCACCGCTCATCCCGCCCCGGATGATCAAGAGCTACTCCTGGCTCTTGAAGTCTGCCGGTTACCTCAACTCCTGCGAACTGGTAAACGGCTGGACCATCTACTGCTTCAGTTCTGAAGGCGATCCGCCCCAGGGCTTCCAGGCTGACAGGGTCCACATCGACGAGGACATCAACAACGAGCAGTGGGTCCCCGAAATGCAGGCCCGGCTTGCTGACCGAAAGGGGAGGTTCACCTGGTCGGCCATGCCCCACTCGAAGAATGACGCCTTGCTGGGGCTCAACGAGCGGGCCGACAAGGCAGAGGAGTCAGGAAGCAGTGACATCAAGAGGTACGTCTTGAGGTTCCTGGATAACCCTCACATCGACGAGAACGAGAAGAGGAAGATGATCGAGCGGTGGGCAGCCGTGGGCGAGGATGTCCTCAAGCAGCGGTCGGAGGGCGAGTTCAACACCGACTCGATCAAGGTCTACCCGAACTTCAACATGTCGGTTCACGGTCTGTCTAGAGAGACACTGGCAGGCTCATGTGTTCCCCCGGACTGGTGCCGGTACGCCGTCATCGACCCCGGCCACTCGGTCACCGCAGTTCTTTTCGCCGCAGTTCCGCCCGACGAGCGGATGGTGCTGGTCTACGACGAGCTGTACATCAGGCACTGCAACGCCATCATCTTCGGCCAGGAGCTGCTCAAGAAGGTAACCGGAACTCAGTTCTATGCCTTCCTGATCGACGCCCATGGTGCCCGCCTGACTGACATTGGTTCAGGCAAGTCGCCCCAGGAGCAGTACACCGAGCAGATGGTGAAGCACAACATCCGCTCCCAGGCCACCGGATCGAGCTTCATCCCCGGCTCCGACGACGTTCAGGCTGGTCTGTCTGCCGTCCGCAACATGATGCACATCCGCCCGGACGGCACCCCCAAGCTCCGGTTCCTCAGGGGCTGCCTGCCCAACATGGAGCGGGAGATGAAGCTCTACAAGAAGAAGGTGCAGTACGTCGCCGGGACCTCGATCGTCACCGATGAACCCAACAAGCGGGGCGACTTCCACCTCGTGGACTGCCTGCGGTACCTGTGTGCCTACGAACCCCGGTATCACGCCCCCCACCGGCAGTCAGACGACCCCTGGTGGGTGAAGTGGAAACAGGACAGAGACAAAGCCAAGGGGAACAACGGAGTGGTTTACCTGGCACCCAACTCATACACGGAGACCTGGGTCGCGTGACCGACAGTTACGGATCGGGCCACCATGTGGTTTGATTCCCAGCTGGAGCAATCAACCAGGGAGCAAGCTACATCATGGACCACAGTGAACTTCTCGTCGGTGACATGGTTCTCTTTCACAGCAACCCCTTCACGCCCGACAAGAGTCAGGCTGCGATGGGGTGGGTCAGCACTCGTCCCGGCAACAACACCGTCAACATCCTGATCTGGGCCCAAAACGCCGGGTTCGTGGAAAAGCCGAGTGTTCGCCACATCGATGACCCGTTCTGGCGGGAGAGCGAGACGGCCGCTGCCTGGGGGAAGTGGGGGGCATATGAGCTGCACCCCAACACGAAAGCTCTGAAGGAAATGCAGGCCGTCCTGACCAGAGCCAAGATCGACGCCGCCAAGAAGGTGAAGGGTGAATGATGGACACCATGGGGCTCTCCACTGACGCTGCCGAGAACTCCGAGGACGGCGGGCTGCCGCCACTCCCCGAGGACGGCATCAACCAGAAGCTGATGGAAGACGCACTTCGGTCAGTGGCGACCTCGTGGCTGGAGAAGATCAAGGCTTCCGAGACCCACAAGCGGCCGTTTTCCATGGACGCCCAGGAAGCCAGGGACTTCTTCGACGGAGCTGCGGACTGGTTCTGGAAGGGGCGAGGCGACGGTCCTGGGGCATCCCCCAACTACTCGAAGCTGGCCCCCCCGAGCTTTCGGATGTGCGTGAACAAGGCTTTCGAGGCCGTCAAGCTCTTTGCCTCTGTCATCTACCACCGAAATCCGGTCAGGACCGTGACTCCCAGGCCGTTCCCGATGGTGACCCCGGTCGCCCTTGGGATCGACCCGAGCGCCCCGCCGCAGGTGGACCCGATGACGGGCCAGCCAGCCCAGGATCCTCGCATCCAGACGTTCATCCAGACCTCCAACATGATCGCCATGGAGGACGAGAAGAAGAAGGGCGTCTCGGCTCTGGTCGAGGCTTACCTCAACTACACACCCACCGAGCTGAACCTCAAGGAACACTCTCGGAAGTGCGTGGATGAAGCGATCGTCACCGGGCTGGGTCTTTGGTGGACGGAGCTGGTCACGCTCGAAGGTCCCGGCGGTCAGCCGTTCGGCATGATCGGCAGCTTCTTCGACAGCAGCGACAACATCCAGTGGGATCCTGACGCCGACGAGCAGGAGGACATCCTCTGGGTTGCCAGGCGGTGCGTTCACCCCATCGACCAGGTTGCCAAGCAGTACGGCGTGTCTCGGGACGACCTCAAGGGCCACATCGAGAGCTACTCGTCCAGGTCCCAGGAGCAAGACCAGGGGTACAAGACCAAGCGACGGAACGGCAAGACGAACGACCTGATCGTCTACTGGAGGATCTACTCCAAGACTGGCTTCGGCCACACCCTCAAGGGAGCCCCGAAGGAACACAAGGAGACGTTCGACTCCCTGGGGGACAACTGCTACATCGTGGTGGCCGAGGGGGTGGACTGGCCGCTGAACTGCCCGAAGCAGCTCGCCCTTGAGCCGCCTTCCCCCGAGACCGGACTGCCCGAGCAGATGTTCGCCAAGACCCGCTGGCCGATCCCCTTCTATGCGGACAACAACGGCTGGCCGTTCGTGCCGCTCCAGTTCCACCGGAAGACCGGGTACTCGTGGCCGATCTCGCACCTCAAGCCAGCCATGCCCGAGCTGAAGTTCATCAACTGGGCCATGAGCTTCCTTGCCACCAGGATTATGACTTCCTGCAAGACGGTGATCGGGGTAAGCAAGGCCGCTGACCAGGACGTCAAGGACCAGCTCGCCAAGCACGAAGAGAACGGATTCTCGACGATCGAGCTGTCCGAGACCCTGGGCCGGTCGATCAACGACATCGTGTCTGTGTTCCAGCTCCCGACCGTCACCCCGGACATCTGGCAGATCCTCCAGGCTGTCATGGAGATGTTCGAGAAACGGACGGGACTGACGGAACTCGTCTATGGCATGACTCGAAATCAGTTCAGAAGTGCAGCAGAGGCGCAGGTCAAGTCGGAACAGATCAGCGTCAGACCCGACGACATGGCCAATGTGCTTGAAGACGCTATGGGACTACTGGCCCGCAGGGAAGCACTTGCAGCCAGATGGTTGCTGACCGGCCAGGACGTCGTCCCGGTTCTCGGCCCGCTGGGTGCTGAAGTCTGGGAGTCCCAGATCCAGCAGCTCGACCTCAACACGGTTGCCCGAGAGTACGAGTACCGCATCGAGGCTGGTTCTGCCCGCAAGCCGAACAAGGCCAGCGAGGTGGAGCGGATGCAGATGGCAGTTCAGACCCTCGGTCCTATCCTTCAAGGTTTCGCCCAGATGGGTCAGGTTGACCCCATGAACGCCCTGCTCCGCGACTGGTGCAAGTCCATCGACATCGACCCGAACCCGTACATGATCCAGCCCCCGCCCCCGCCGCCCCCGCCGCTGCCTCCCGGTGACCCCGGCCAGCCCACTCCACCTGGCCCCGAGGGTAACTCTCCCCCGGTCGAAGGCGGCGGCGGGGCTCCTCTCATGCCCCCGGAGCCCGAGCAGATTCCGCAGGAGATGCAGCCATGAGGATCCCGCTGCCGTTCGAGATCGAAGCCGCCCCCGACGAGATCCGCCACCACTACGAGCGGATGATCAGGGACGGGCAGACCGAATCCTTCGCCCTGATGTGTGCGCTTCAGCAGCCTCCGGGAACCAAGGGCACCGACCGGGCGTTCCAGCAGGGCAGGCTCGACGGCAACTGGATGGACGACATGCCGGTTCACCAGGCCCAGAGGATGGTCCGCGAAGCCAAGGCTGCCGGAATCAGCATCACCGGCAAGCAGTACGTCTCCGGTCTGGCCGACAAGCGGGGTCACATGGACCCCATGGCTTGGGTGTCGGACACGGCTGACGTCAAGGCTGTAGCCAAGGCCCGCAACCTAACGGTTCAAGGCATGGTCACACACCAGGGTACAGAGATGCCCCGGAAGCAGGTCGGCATCAACAGGGCGACTGCCAGAAAGCTGGTCCGGGAGGAGATGAGCAAGAAGCCAGGCATGAAAAAAGAGGATGCCGTGGCTCTGGTGCACGAGAAGTACAGCCTCAAGCAGACTCCGAAAAAGCAGTGATCCATCTGGGGTGCGTTGCGACATAAATGGGGCAGACGCCCACTCTATGTCGAGGTCACCATGCCCAAGATGGAACGCAACGCCGGGGTCATGCCGGTCAAAATCACCTCGGATGTCTCCACCTCCCAGGTGATCCCCTTCCACGCTTCGGCTGGCGGGATCCTGATCGCTGAGTCTGGTTCCGGGACCGTCCAGTGGTCCTGCCTGGTCGAGCCGGGCGGCACCCCGTTCCCCCTGTACGACGAAGAGGGGAACAGAGCCGAGACCCTCATAACTGAGGGTAACGCCGTTGCCCTCCCTGGGTGCGTCTACTCCGTCTCCTACCTCGTGGGCGAGGGGGCTGACATCGAAGGCTACCTCTGTGCGAGCGGCTGATGCCCCACTCCCAAATCACCCTCACCAACAAGAGGAAGAAGGCATCGGGACCACCGAAGCCGCCGCCCGCTGCTGTCACCCACCGAATCCTCCAAGAGGACGGGTTCAAGCTCCTCACCGAAGCCGGTGACCCCCTTCGCAAAGAGCAGAGTACCTGACCATGCCCGACCAGAAAATCTCAGCTCTGTCAGCGGGAACCGTCACCGACTCCACCATTTTCCCGGTGGTGAACGGGGCTGTCACGCAGCGGGTCACCGCCAAGCAGGTGGCTGACCACATCGGCAAGACCCCCGGCCCCCAAGGACCGGCGGGTGCTGACGGCCCTGCTGGTCCTGCTGGTGCCGATGGTCCTCCCGGCCCTCCGGGGGCTGACGGTCTTCCCGGTGACCCCGGCCCGCCGCACATCGTCTCCGCAGTCCAGCCTCCTCCAGCCACCGAGGTCGGTGCCCTGTGGATCGACCCGACTGCCACCGGAACCGGCGGCGGTGGTGGCGGCGGCACAGTGTTCGAGCAAGCCACCGAGCCGACCACCGCCAACACCGGGGACCTGTGGCTCTATCCAGCCGCCAAGACCACCGACCCAGTGGATGGAGCTGCACCAGCACCAGCACCAGCACCAGCCCCAACCACCGTCACCGAGATCGAGACCCAGGTCCTGAAGATCATGCAGGCCAGCCCCGGCATGACCGAGCCGCAGGTTCGGGCCATCGTCAGGTCCATGATGGTCGGCAATGCCATTGTCCCAGA